CTACCAGTCGAGCTCGTCGCGCAGCCAATGATCCAGCGCACCATCGACACCATCGGTTATGCCGGCGTTATAGCCGGTGGTGTACTCTTCGCTCCACTCCAGCCCCATTCCAGCCAGATCCTGTTCGGACATCTGCCACTGCTGACGACAGAACGCCGCAAACTCGCGGAGTTTCGCCTCAAACAGCGCCCGCACTTCGGCCTCGATGTCGAGTTGATCTGCTATTTTCGTAATCCTCTTGCTTACGGCCTATTTTGTCTTGGGAGCGCCTCGAAAATCCGTTTCGTACCGGACATATTTGGAGAAGTCTTCGATCACGCTCATTGGTCTGTATCCGTGATCGTTGAGTTTGGCGGCAAGATCTTCTGCACTCATGAATTCGGTGTAAACCATGCCGTCTGTCAGGGACACGACCGCATATTGGTTCACGCTTCCGCTGTCGCCTCTGTTCCAGTCTGGATTTCTGCGATAAGCGATGATGCATTCACCATTGCAGGCATCCGTTGACGACCAGATCCTGCGGCCGTCCCCATCATCAATAATGTCTTGTTCTTCCCAGGTGTATTTCATTCCCTGTCCTTCCTTTTGCTTCCCGCCTATGCGGGGGTGTTGGGCTCACTTCCCGAACATGATCCATGTCGGGCAAACGGCGACGAACGAGTGATAGTCGTGACCTTCGATATGGCCCCAGCCGTCATTCCAAAGCAGCCAGCCCTTCTCGTTGTCGCTGTCCGCGTCGGTGGCGAAATGATTTCGATAGGTCTCGCCCATGATCTCATCCGGCCACGGGCACCCGAGGGCGTGATGCAGTTCGTGGAAATGCTGATCCTCGATCCTGACGTTGCACTTTCGCATGTGGCCTCCTGTGACTTGTGGCGATAGCGCGGGCCACGCCCTAAGCTGGCGCCTTCGCCTTCTTTGCCGCCGCGATCCTATCTTTGGCGGCCCTGAACTCTTCCATCGAGAACATGGCGCATCCGCCCCATTTCTCGATCTTGATGTAGCCGGCCTTGCTCCAGCGGTAGATCGTGGCCCGGTTGATGCCGACGACAGCCTTGCTGTCGCTGACGCGGACATAGACGGGTTCGGGGGTGGCCATCGTTCTATTCCCTCGGCTGCGGGACCTGCGGCGGGCAGGGCGGGTCGCTTAAGGTCGGATCGTCTTCATAGAAATCGGCGAAATCCGGATCCATCCATCCGGTGCCATCGCATTCCTCGCAATCCCGGTAGTCCTCGCCGCAGAGGCAATCCCCGGGATGGCAGGCGCAGTAATGATAGCCGCGGCCACTGCAGAATGGGCATGGTTTCAGTTCTTCCGTCATGCTTCTGCCTCCGCTGCCTGCTGTTGCTCCTGGACTGGATAGATGTGCGTCGGACCATGGGTCTCCATGACCTCTTCGGGGCGCGCGTCGAGCCAGAACTTCCGGACCTTCCATGTGCCGAACGTTCCGGCCCGGTAGCCGCCTGTAAGCCCCTCGTATTCGTACTGCAGAACCAGGGTGATGATCGGATCCCGAAACAGGCGCTTCTGGATGTTCACCCGATGCCGGATCCTTCCGGTCTTTCGACGTTCCCAGTTCACGCCGCTTCCTCCTTCATCGCCCAGCCGCCCCACTGGTCGGCGGCGGTCATTTCCGATTCCTCCGCGTGATCTTGCGGGCCTTGCGCGCCGCCTTGGCCTTGGCGCGGATCTTGTCGCGGTGGCCGATGGCGAGTGCCTTTCCCCAGCGATGCCCGGACACGGCATAGGCGCTGCGCTCATCGGCGCGGCCCTCGATCTCATTCAACCGTCTCCGCAGGTCTTGCATCTCGTCGCGTAGGAACGGAGCCCTCGATGCCTGTTCCGCGTTCAGCGCGACGAGGGCAGCCAGAGCGAATCTGTTCGAAAGAAGGTCGGCCATCACTACGCTCCCTCTTGCGTGAGGGCGGCGCGCTGTTGTCGGTCATACTCGGCCGCGATCAAGGCACCGGCTCGGGCGAGGTCGGTCAGGGGGTCTTTCGGCTTCCACCAGTCAGCAGCCCACGGCCAGAGGCTTGTGACCATGCCGCGCACATTTCGGGCTAGGACCATGTTCCCGATGCTAAGGCCGTGCATGGCGTAGCAGGCCGCAGCGCCAGCCAGTTCACCCGCCTGATGCGCGTCGTCATGCGCTGGCGTCCAGCCTTCGACCTCGACCTGACGGCGGCGCTCTGCCGCGATGGCGGCGACACCGGGGGACACGGGCGCGCCGCCCCACCCATGGTCATCCGCATCGAAATGCAGCTTCTGCCCGATCCTATCGGCCGCGACGGTCGCGCAATCGGGGCAGAGGGTGCCGCCAAGCAGATGCTCGGGGTGATCGCCCAACGTCTCTGGCTTCGGCGCGATCTGCCGCCACAAGTCGTTAGGGACGCGGTAGGCGGTCCGGAAGACGCGGCCGCAGGTATCGCACGTGTCGCCGTCCGCTGCCGCCGTGGCGGCCATGGCAACGGTCGCCAGAGCCTGGCACCCGGGATCGTCGCAGTTCGGGTTCGGCCATTCATCGGGGACGACCTGCCAGCATGCGGGCTCGCCCTTGAAGGCGCAGCGTTCTTGGCAGATCGCGCGGGCGATGGTGTCAGCAGTCATGGATCACGTCTCCCGGTCTGGTCATGTCGGTGGGCTGGGGCGGGGTGGGCTTCGCGGACCTGGCGCGCAGGATCTCCGCCAGCTTCCGCCGATCGATCTCGACCGCGCCGTGCTTCACGGCCAGCGCGCGCTTCGACATGCAGATGTCGAAATGCTCGCGGCGGGTGCCGAGTGCCTGGATCCACCGGCGCGCCACACCTATCTCGTCGACCATGGCCAGCAGCTCGGCCGTCGTGTCGGCCACCATGTGGCACATGATCATCTGGCCGACCGGGGCCCGCATGTCGTCTACGTAGACGGTCATCAACATACCTCGTCGAAGTAGCGGTTCAGGAGGTCGTGTGTGCCGGGCGGGGCCGTGGCAAGGATTGCCTTCGCCTCGTCCTGATCGCCGGCGCAGACCGTTTCCAGGTCGCTCTGGGGTAGGTCGGCCAGCCAGCGGTCGATGGGACCAAGTGCTATGGCCTGTCGTGCAAGAAATGCGTCAAGCTCGGCGCGCATCTGATCTTCGGGCCGGAAGCGGCTGATTCCGCCATTGTCGTAGGCGATTTCCAGCGCTGCGGCGGTGATGCCGGGGTATCTGGCGCCGCTCATCCCGGCACCCCATCGTGCTGGACGCCGTCCAGAAGGCGGCGCAATTCGCCAAGCGCGGCGATAATTTCCCCGCGAGATGCGAAGCCGGTGAATGGCGATCTCGCTTCCAGTGCATCCGCAAGATCGGCAGCGGCCAGTAGAGCGGCTTCCATGTCGGGGACGCGGGCGATGCGCGCGGTATTCGCCGCGCCTCTGGGCCCATTCCCGGTATGGCAGACATCGCAATCTCCGCCATCTGCGTGCTTACCGATGACGAACAAGAACTTATTAGGCTCCCCCATCTTCACGGAATTGCAGACGTACTCGCCGATCTCGTCTGGTGTCATGGCGCGCCCATCCGCATGCACCATGTTGTGCCCTGTCCACGGCCCCGGCGTCCCCGCCTCACGATCCCGCTTGATGTCGTCGATCATGCCCATCACGACGCCCCCAGCGCAGCGGCGATCCCGCCGAAGATGACGACCAGCCCGAGGACGACGCCCGGCAGGATCCACCAGCCAGACGGCATGCGACGTTGGCGGTTCAGTGTGTGTCTGGTGTGGGCCCAGGGGCCGTGGGTGACCTTCGGCATGGTGGTGCTCCTGTGTGGGGGCCGGCGCGGCAGGGAGGGGATGGGCCGCGCCGGCGTTCCCCCGGCCGGGGATGGAGGAGAATGGCCGGGGAAGGGGTGACGTTCGCGATCAGGCGGCGTCGGCGCCCGCCTGATCTTCGGGTTCCAGCAGATCGAAGAGTGACGGCATGTCCGCATCGCGCTCGGCCGCTGCGACATAGGCGGCCCCGTCGACGAAATATCCGTGGTTCAGTTCGACACCGATGCCGCGGCGGCCTTGCTTGATCGCCCGGAAGGGAACCGTCATCAGCCCGCCGAACGGGTCGAAGACCGTCTCGCCCTTCTCGGTGTATTGCGCGATCGCGCGGTCAACGATGTCGTACTGCAGCGGGCACAGGTGCATCTCGCCGCCCTTGCGCGCCTGTTCCGCATTGATGGTCATCATCCTGGCAACGTCGGTCCAGACGTCAGGGTGCAGGCTGTGGGGCGGCAGGAGCATGAACGTCGGCGGCAGGCGTCCCGTCATCTCCAGCCCTTCGGCGATGCGGACATGGTGCTCGAAATCATAGACCGCGCCCAGGTTGTGCTGGCGCCAGATCTTGAAGACCTGGTCAGCATCGAGCCCGGCAAGTTCCTGCGGTGTCAGCTGCCGGTCGCCGCTGGACCGCGCGTAGGCATGGGCGTCGACCTGCCAGCGTGCCCGGCTGTAGCCGCCTTCGTTGCGCCAGTCCTTCGCATCCGGATCCCATTCCTTCTTCGCCTTGGCGGGCGGTCGGTCGGCATAGCCGTTGCTGCGATCCGAAGGCGGCTTGCGGAAGATCAGCAGGTATTCCGGAACACCGCAGCCCATGCGGGACCCGTCCTTGCACTGTTCCGTCCAGCCCAGGCGGTAGGTCTGGTTGTTCTCGCGCACCACGTCTGTCGTGATGGTCTTCATCCCCAGATAGGCGAAGCCGTGGCCGCAGAATTCGCGGATACAGTCGCAATGCAGTGTCGATAGCGTCTGGAAGCCCAGACCGTTCAAGCCGCCCGGGATGATCCTGTCCTTGACGTGGATTGCAGCGATCCGCCCGGGTTCCAGCACGCGCAGCAGCTCCGGGATCAGGAAGTCCATCTGTTGCCAGAAATGCCCGTCGTCGTCGGTGTGTCCGAAGTCTGCATAGTTCGGGCTGTATTCGTACTGTGTCGAGAACGGGATGGACGTGACGATCAGCTGGACCGAGGCCTCGTCCATTCTGCGGGTTTCGTCGACACAGTCGTTATGGACGATGCGATAGTTTTTGCCGGTGATTTCCACCCGTTCGACGCCCATGGCGCGGGTCAGCGCCTTCTGCATCGAGATCTCGGACAGGCCGTATTCCTTGATGATGCTGATCATCTTCTGAACCATCTCCTCGTGCTGTCGCCACTTGCGTTCCAGGGCCCGGCGGATTTCGCGCTCGGCCTCGGTGTAGATCAGGTCCAGCCGGACCTCGGCCGCGGGCTGCCCGAAGCGGAGCAGCCGGTGCACGGCCTGGATGAAGTCGTTGAACTTGAAGCCAATCCCCAGGAAGACGTGCCAGGCGCAGTGCCGCTGCAGGTTCGTGCCGCTGCCCAGCATCACCGGCTTCGCTGCCAGTTCCGCCAGTTCGCCATCTGCAAAGGCGCCGATCAGGTCCTCGCGCCGGTCCAGATCCTGCGCGCCATAAACCGAGGCCACGCCCGGGACCGCCTTTTCGATGGCGTGGCGTTCGGCTTCCAGATCGTGCCACAGGATCCGGTGCGCGGCCGGATCTTCGGCCCGCAGGTCCAACATCTTCGCGATCCGGTCGGGCAGGCTGTCGCGCTTCTCGGCCGCGGCGGCCGACAGGCTGGTCGTCGCTTCGCGGAACATCCGCGCCTGTCCGTTTCGCTCGGCGCCGGCACCGGCCAGATGGTCGACCGGCAGCTCGTGCCAGTTCACCTTCAGCTTGGGCAGGACATATCCGGCATCATCGAATCGGGGATCCAGATCGGACGGCCGGGTGACGAACAGCGCCCAGGACGCGACCCACATCCAGAACTCGCGTTCCTTGTGCTGCATCAGCGTCAACTGGTCGGCCTTCTGGCTGTTGCGCTTGAAGAACCGGGTCTTCGCGGCCGAGATGTCCATGACATCAAGGAAGGCGGCATAGGCCAGCAGTTCGATATAGTCGTTCGGGCTGGGCGTGGCGGTGGCGACGAAGCGGTACTTTACCCCTTCGGTGCGCACATGGTTCGACCGGTCCCGCCGGTCGTCCCCGGCGAACAGCGCCATGAACTCGCGGAAGGTCTTCGTCCCGCCGAAGCCGCGCAGGATCGCCGCTTCGTCCAGGCTGACGGCGATGAACGGATCCGGGCTAACCTTGCCTTCCCGGACGCTTTCATAGTTCGTCAGATAGATCCCCGGGCCATCGACCTCGTCGCTGGATCGGATGAAGCGGATCGGCGCGGCGAAGGCGCCGGTGAACCTGGTGCGCGATTCCTGAAGGAACTCCCGACGCACGCCCAGCGGCGCCACGATCAGCGCGGCGCCCCCGATCTGGGCCACGATCACCCGCATGGTTTCGATCTGGGTGGCCGTTTTGTGCAGGCCGAAGGATGCAAACCACGCCCGCCGCCCGCCGGCCAGCGCCCAGGCGACCATGCGGCGGGTGTGGGGTTTCAGGGCCGGGTTCAGGTCGGCCTCGTCCACCTCGATCCCGCCGAAGCGTGGGGCGATGGCGGCCTTGGCCTTCAGGAAGTCGGCATAGCTTTGCGTGGCCATCAGTCCGCCTCCGGCTCGATGAGGGAGACGATGGCGTCGTAATAGTCTTGGTTGGTGTGGTCGCCGAGGGCCATCGCCGCTACAACTCCGGCTGCGTACCAGACCCCGTCCGCCAAACCTCGGTCGTAGGCGTGCTTCCGTTTCCTGAATTCCGAAGCACCGGCCGCCGCCCCCAGCCCGACGGCCGCTGACACCATCCCAACGATGATCACAAGCTCATTCATCGATCTGCCTCCGCGCCTGACGGGATGCTGCGCGGCTGGTGCGTTCCGGCCGCGCAGCGATCACCTCGATGACCTCGCCTGTCTGCGGGTCGATCCGGCGGGCGGGGCCGGCGGCGCCGAAGGTGCCCTGCACCTTGCGCTTGCGTTCGGCCTTCGCGCTGAACTTCGAAAAGGCCACGTCCTGCAGGTATTGCGGCAGGTGACGGGCGGCCATGATCGCGCGCTTCCGCTCTGTCATCGCTTGGTCCCCGGGTAGGTGGTGGCGATGTAGGCGGCGGCCTTGCCGGCGGCGCGCTGGCGGATCGCGGCGACCGTGTCCACGACATTGCCGTGCCCTTCGGGCTGGATCCGGTGCAGGGCCGGGCCCATCCGTTGCAGATCGACCGATTGGCCGCGTTCAGCTTTCAGGGAAACCCAGGCGGCGCGATAGAGTTCCGGGTGATCGGCATAGGCTTCGGGCTGCGCCGCGATGCGGTGGGCGTCGAAGGCTGGTTTCCAGGTGTCGGTCATCAGTACCTCCGCTGAGGTGCCAAAGAAGCAGCCAGATTGCGCGTCAGCCGCGCGGACGTCGTTCGAGGCGCTGGTTCAAAACCTGACAGATCGGCCTGAAGATGCCGCCGCGCTTCTTCGACGATGCACAGAACATGTTCCGGAGGGGCTTCGCGGTGAAAATCGAAACTGGGATCTTTGGGACAGATGCGATGATCCATGCGATCCCTGACCCAGCGCGCCAGCATTGAATGTTCCCCCCGGGTCTGCCCGGCTTCCGCCCGGGCGATCTCGGCCCGCATCTCCGCTTCGTCCTGGATGATGCTTTCGATGGCCTGCTGCCGGTCGTGCAACGCCAGTGCACGCCACATCGCGGTCGTGCAGATCTGGGTCAGTTCGTCGGTAGTAAGTGTGATTGTCGGTTCGGACATCGTGATCCTCCTATCGCAGGCCGGTCGGAACGCGGTTCCACATGCGAGTCCGCGGAAGTTGTGATATGAATGAAATCGAAATCAGGCGGCAGCGAGCGATGTTGACCGCATCCCTCGCTGCCTGAGCCCATGAGTTATCAACCAACCCAAGGACTGTTCCGATGACCGCAGAAAGAGACTTCGACCAGCGCCTGAAGGCTTTAGAGAACCGGTTGACAGAGAAGATCCATGCTGAAACCGGTCGCGAAAAATTCGGAATGCTCAACCTTGTCGCCGCGAGATGGCTGATTGTGCGGGCAATGCTGGAAGAAATGGAGCCGGAACAGATCAAACGCATCTCGGCACGCGCGATCGAAAGCTCGGGAAACCCCAACGTGAAAAAGGAAGTCACCGAGCTGCTGAGCCACTTCGAAGAGGGCTGAGCGACGAGGACGATCTGACCGGACCCGCAGCGCATCACGTCGTTTCCGGGTCCTTGTTCTCCGGGGCGGCGATGTCGCCGTTCGGGAGACGCAGTACGAACCTGTTCGCCATTTCGAACAGATTGATTGTGCTGCGAAGAGCGACAAGCGCGTGCGGGTCCTGGTCTATCAGGTCCCATTTGACTTCGTCGTAGAGCGCACGAAGCTCCGTCACGTCGTAGTACGGCCTGTCGCTCTGCGGATCCCCCCCGGCGCAGCTGCCCGCCAGGCTGCTCAACTGGGCGCGGGCCCAACTGCCCTCGGGCTCGGCCAGCGCCATGCTTAGGATGCGGGTGCTCAGGTTTTCCGGGGTGGGGGCTTTCGCAACCATCCCGGAAGCCTGTTCCGCCGTCGCGGTCCGGATCGCGATGTCGTTCCAGCCTTCGATGATCTTGATCACGTCGCGAAAACGGCGAAGCCAGTCCGGATCCCGATTGGTCACGTCCAGCATTGCGTCTTCGTAGAGCGCGCGCAGTTCCGCCGTGTCATAAAACGGCTGGTCCGTTTTCGTGCGAACTGCGGTCGCACTATTGGCCAGAATGATCAGCAGGTACCGGGCGTCGCTGCCGGAAGGCGCATCCGTCGCCATGCGCAGGATGCGGGTGATCCTGTCCTCGGGCGCAGGGGTCTGGTCGTTCGTCTGGTCTGACATGGTGTCCCTCCATCTGAGCCGCTGTGGGTGAGCGGCGATGGAGGTATGATTTACACTATGTGAAAAAATGAGGCAAGCGCAGATTTTACACTATGTGAATTACGCCATTGTGCCCCATGGGCGCGGGGCGTGGCGCCAGTTACGTGCGGATGACACGAAAAAACCCGCACATGGCGGGGTTTGACTGAGAGATGGACGAACAGGAGTTGCTTTAGCTGTGCGCGGCAGTCATACGACCGCGCCCGCTGTCACTGTCGCTTGACCGGTCGCGCCGCTGGTAAGCCGGAAGGAAATATTTGCGGTGCTGGTGATGGTGGAGGTCGCGAATAGTGAGATGTGCGCCATCCCGTTCTCTCCGTTGGTGCAGGAGATTGGGAAGTCCCGGACGCCGTTCAGCCAATCGCGGTACTTGATCGGAATCGTGCATTCAGTGCCATCCGAAAGTGCCAATCGATAGCCCGCAATGTAAATTCCGCTAGGGCTCGCTTCTTGGACTGCCGAAAGCGTCCTCCCATCGCTTACCACACCGAATCCGGACGATCCGTATTCGCACCCGGCAACCAAGATCCCGAGTGCCAACCAAACAACTGGCCTGCCCATGCTAGCACCTCATACTTTTTTCGCCATGTCAGCAGGCCAATGCAGGCGCACCGGTGCTGCCCATTTAAGGCGGACCCCGTACATTGTCGGGCTGGTGTCGTTGAAGCTGTGCAGGTCGAAGGTTCCGGCTTCGCGGCCGGCCCGGACCACCTTGACCCAACCCATGCCATTGGCGTCCTCGCAGACGCAGCGCCGGCCCAAGGCCTCGGCGGGGACGCCGTCATGGCTGACCCGGCTGTAGAACAGAAGATCTCCGCCGCTGTAGACTGGTTCCATACTGTCACCTTCAACCTCGACCGCCACGATGCCGTGGGGCGACAGGTCGCGCGGGCATTCGACCTGAGGTCCGTCCCCCTTCTCATAGGCGTCGAACAGCGGGACCTGGGCGCCGGCGCCAACCTTGCCTGCTATGGCGATGGTGGGGCGTTCTTCAATGATCAGGTCCGACACTGGGATGTGCAGTACCTTGCTTATACCGTCCAGATACGTCTCATTCATCCGGCGCTTGCCGGTCTCCAGCCCGTTGTACAGGCTGGTAGAAATCTCAAGCCGTTCGGCCATGTCTTCTTGCGTCAGGCCGGCCGCTTTCCGCTTTTCACGTATGCTGAATTTCATGCCTGACTTCTCTGTCAGGTCTGTTTGACGCGCCATAAACACTATGTGAAATCCGCCTTGCAGATGAAATTCACATAATGTAAAAGTCCTGCATGGATATCAGTGCACACATCAAGGATCAGGGCTTGTCTCGCGCAGAGATCTGCGAAGTGGCGGGCATTTCCAGAGCCTACTTGAGCCTCATCGAGAAGGGCGAAAGACGGGTTGGCACGGGTAAGGCGGGCGCACTCGCCGCGGCGTTGGGTGTACCGGTTCAAAGCTTGCGTCCAGACCTCGCGGAAATGTTCAGTTCGCCGGCGTCTTCCAACCCGCCGGCGGAAACGAAGACGGAGGCCACGCCATGACCTCCGTCCCGTCCTTTCCCGATCCTGTTCATGTTCGCCGTCCACGTGGTGAACATAGGACAGTTGATGTGGAAAGATCTTGCCAGAAATGCGTCGGTCCGGCGGAAGAGCAGGCCCTGAAGAAGCTGGTGGTCAAGGCGCTGTGGACAGAGTTCCCGGGGCACCAGAGCGAAAAGGGCCTGGCTGACGAGGCCTGCCATTACTTCCGGGACAAGAAGGGCGATCCGATCTCGCCCCGTACGGTGCGGTACTGGCTGCGGGAAGAAACGCTGCCCAGTGCGGTGCACCTGTCGGCGTTGGTGATCATGCAACCGATGATGTTCATGGGCCACTGGCTGGGGCGTGGCGACAGATGATCCGCAATACCGTTCACGCCGCCGCCCATTGGGGTGGTCACGCCCTTCTTGCCCTGTCGCGCCGCCCGGCCCGGCGGGGCTGGACTGGCACCGCAACCGCGCTTCGCCGCGCTGCGGAAAAACTTTTCCACATGTGCAAGGGGAGGGCCTGAAATGGCAGTAACAACGTTCATTCCTATGGATTATGCCCGGCGACCGCCTGTGCTTGATATCCCCTATGGCGATGTCGCGCCTTCGGCATTCACTTCTTCAGATCTCGTGGTCTTGGCCAAGGTTGACGATCCTGTGTGGCGCGAGGTTCTGTTAGTGGATTTCCATGCCGATCCATCCACCCTCCGTCCACTCCTGCTTGGGCGAGAGCCCTGAACAGATGGTTGGCTTGTGCAGCATTCAACACCACGCGCGTCGTCTGGTCGGGGTCAGAGGTGAACGTGATAATGCACCCTTCATGCGTTGGCATGACGCCGACGCGGGTTGCGCGGGCCGTGATCATGCCGTCGAGCATCGAAGCCGCCGGCATGCCTTTGGCAATCAGGTCGTCGAGCCATCGTTCGTAGGTTTGCAGGCTGAGCTTGGGGAGCTTCATCGTGTTCCTCCACAATTGGACTTCGCGCTTGAGACACATCAGCCGCGAGAAAGGGGCGTTCAATGAGCATCGAAACGGTACTGACACGAGTTGGCAAGGCTTTCTGCAGCGAACCAGACCCATCTGAAGTTGCTGAAGAGCGCCGTATCAAGGCGTTGACCAGCGGAGATGTGGTCAGGGTCGGAACTGTCCGCACGTCCGTGCCTGAGCCGACGCAGGCAACCTAATTCGGCGACGCGGATCTGCGGGCGGTCTGGCGACGTCGGCAGATCATTACAGGCGCGTTGCCAACCGGCCGGGGACGAGCACGGGGAAACCCGCCCCGGCCGGGTCAATTGAAACCGGAGGGCTGATGATGTTCGGAACAAGGCGCATACAGGTCCAGGATCATGGGCAGCCGGGGCAGATCGTTGTCGGCCAGGATATTGGCCATGTCGTCATGTTTCCGCCGCTGTTCCTGAGCTGCCGGGAACTGACGCCGGATCAGGCGCGTGAACTGGCCGCTGCCCTTATCGCCACAGCCGACGAGATCGAAGGCAAGCCCGGCATTGCGGAGCCCGGCGCATGAGCGACAAGGTCCTTCTGCTGGCAGCAATGGCCGTGGTGACCACTGACGGGCCGCACGATCCGCGGGTATCGCAGGCGGTCCGCCATGCCGTCCGGTCCGAATACGTCGCCCAGAGGCTATGGCTTCAAACGAAGGCGCAGCCGTCCGAGTCGATGATCACCATTGCCGGCATGATCACGCGGCTGGACCAAGCCATGCGGTCCGGCGACCCGGCCGCGGCCGGTCGGGCGTTTCGATATCTGCGCGAAGCCGTTGGCGACTATGCCCAGCGGCGGCTGGAGGCGCTGGTATCATGAGCACCCGCAACCGCCTTCCGAACCGCCGGCCGTCGCTGACGGTATCGGTCGACTGGCAAAACCACGCCTTCGCACTGACCGTCGGTGTCGATCCGCGGGACGGACGGCTGTCCGAGGTCTTCTATGCCGATGGCCAGAAGTCCGGCACGGCATTGCAGCACACGGTGCAGGACGCCTGTGTCATCATCTCTGTCGCGTTGCAGCACGGGGTGCCGATTGCCGATCTGACCCACAGCCTGGGCCGGGTGCCGGGGGCGATGGGCGTCGAAGGCCCGGCAAGCCCGGTCGGCGCGGTGGCCGAGGCGCTGGCCGCCCTCGACGCGGAACTGGGTGGGGACTGACCTGGTGGCCGACGCACGCACAGACAGCCGATCGCGGGATGACTTTCGGATTGCTGAAGCCAAGGCGATCCCAGTACCCGAACTGGTGAACCGGCTTGGCATCGCCCGCCTGCACCCGACAGGGACCGAGCTGGTGGGCCCGTGCCCCCTGTGCGGTGGGCGCGATCGGTTCGGCATCAATCTGACCTCGGCCGTGTTCCTGTGCCGGAAATGCGACCTGCGGGGCGGCGATCAGATCGCGCTGGCCATGCAGATGCTGAACATGACCTTTCCCCAGGCATTGCAGTTCCTGTGCGGGGACGCGCCCGCCCGGTTGGATGAGCGGGAACTGCAGCGCCGTCGGAAGATCGCGGAAGAGGCAGAGCGCAAGCAGCGCGAGACGCAGGAGCGCTATCGTCGGAAGGCCGTTGCGGATGCACGGGCGATCTGGGACCGGTCACGGCCGGGATCCATGGGCGTGGTCCGCGCCTACCTGATGGCGCGCGGGATCGCGCCGGATCTGCTGCCGGATCTGCCTCCGGTCCTGCGGTTCGTCCTGGACCATGCCTATGTCAAACAGATCGGCGGTGAATGGGTCACCCCGCACCGCGGTCCCTGCATGATCGCGGAAATCACCGCGCCGAGCGGCGAACTGACGGCCGTGCATCAGACATGGGTCGATCCGTCCCCGCCACATGGCAAGGCGCGGATCGAATGGAACGGCGAGGTGCTGCAGTCCAAGCTGGTCCGGGGGTCCAAGAAGGGAGGGGCGATCCGCCTGCACACGCCCGCCGATGCTGAGATCCTGGTCATGGGCGAGGGGATCGAAACCACGCTGAGCGCGATGATCGCGCGGCCCTTCGAACGCGCCGCCTATTGGGCCGGGGTCGACCTGGGCAACATGTCGGGCCGCATGGTCAAGGTAAAGGGTATGCGCCATTCCGGCCGGCCGGACATGACCGACAGGAAAGCGTTCCTGCCGCCGCCCTGGGCCCGGCGCCTGGTCTTCATCATGGACGGAGATTCCGATCCGGTCCTCACCCGGGCGAAACTGGAATGCGGGCTTCGCCGGGCGATGGCGTTCCGGCCGGGCCTGCGGGGCCAGATTGTCCATGCAGGCGCCGGTGTCGACCTGAACGACGTATTGACAGGCGCGTCCGAAACTATCCCGGCCGAGGGGGCATAGGCGCATCCCATGGCAGACGGAATCGAAAAGATCAGGCAGGCCTTTGACACGCCCGAGGACGTGGCGCCCGACGAGGATCTGCAGCAGTTCGCGGCGGAACCGCCGCGCGACCAGGAACCACCGTCCGGCCCGTCCGAGGACGAGCCGCCCGAGGCGATCGGTGCGACCTATCCATTGAACGACACCGGGAACGGTTTGCGCTTCGCCTTGTATTGCGGCGAACTGGCGATGTTCGTTCCCCGCGTCGGGTGGCACGTTTGGGACGGCCGACGGTGGAAGCTGGACCCCGACGGCATTGCCGTTCGGCGACATGCGCAGACGATCCATCAGCGGATCGAGCAGGAAGTGCCCTATCTGAAGCTGACACAGACAGAACAGCGTCAGGTCGACAGGCTGCAGGAGGTTCACTGGGAACTTCGGGATCTGGACGGCAATGCAAAGGACCTGAGCGAGGATCAGCGCGAGAAGCGCCTGAAACTGCAGTCAGAGCGGGACCAGCTGACCAAGGACCTGTGGGGGAAGGGATCGACCCGGGCCCGCCATAAGACCTTTGCGCGCTCGGCCGGCAATTCCAACGCCATCAAGAACCTTCTGTCCGAAGCGGTTACCAGCCTGAATCGAGAGGTCGAGGATCTGGATGCAGACCCGCTGGCGGTCAACACTGAATCGGGCCTTCTGCGCTTTCAGATCATCGACATGCGGGATGAAGGCGCCGGCCGGCTGGTGCAGTTCAGCATGCACCGGCACGAACGCGCCGCGCCGATCACGGGCCGGAATGCTGTCCAGTACGTGACCAAGATGATGCCGGTCGAGTTCGACCCCGACGCCAGGTGCCCGAAGTTCGACGCATTCCTGCAACGGGTTCAGCCTGATCCGGAAGTTCGCGCCTTCATTCAGCGCTGGTTCGGCCTGTCCATGACGGCCCTGCCGATCCAGAAGTTCCTGTATTGCTACGGCCAGGGGGCGAACGGCAAGTCGCTGCTGGCCGGCCTCATGCGGCGCATGCTCGGCGATTACGCCACGATGGTGAAGATCGAGAGCCTGACGGGAAAGAACCGGAAGTCCGGATCGGACGCAACTCCGGACCTCATGCGTTTGATCGGCGCCCGGGCGGCCCTGACCAGCGAGCCGGACGAAGGCGAGCGGATGCAGGAACAGAAGATCAAGGAAATGACCGGCGGCGACGAAATGCTGGTCCGCAACCTGCATTCCGACTTCGTCGCCTTCACTCCGCACTTCAAGCTGACCTTCACCGGCAACCACAAGCTGGAGATCCGGGGCACGGATGACGGCATCTGGCGGCGCCCGCTGCTGCTGCCCTTCAATGTCCAGATCCCGGAAGCGGAACGGGACGAAAAGCTGGGCGACAAGCTGTTCGATGAAGAGCGGTCCGGCATCCTGAACTGGATGATTGACGGCCTGGCCCAGTACCTGGAAGGCGGGCTGCAGGAACCCGCCCAGGTCATCGAGGCGACAGAGGACTATCGCAAGGACAGCGACCCGATCGGGGACTTCTTTGCCACCGGTTGCGAGATCGACGGCGGAACGGACTTCCTGCCGGCGCGCGACCTGGTCGACGCCTGCTATCTCTACCTGCTGGAGAACACGTCGCACGCCTGGCAGCCGGGCAACCTGCAGCGCAAGATCAAGGACCGGGCCGGGAAGTACGTTCATCCGCTGACGGCTAAGTCCTATGCGCGTCACAAGCGGAATGGCACATGGGGCTATTCCGGGATCCGCCTGAGCGCAGACATGAAGTCCAAGCTGGACAGCGCACCGCGGGATTCGAAGGGGCTGCCGCAGCTCCGAAGGGACGACGGCCCATCACCTTACGGCGGGGACGACCCGCTGTGACGATCCGGGCGGCATATCCCGCGTTTACCGCCGCCCGCACCCCGCACCCCTACACCCAACTACGAACTAGAACGGGGCAGATCTCAAAGATCTGCCCCGAAACGGGGCGCGCTTGCCTGAGGCCCGTGTTCGGAAAAACCCCATCATCATCGTCGGTTAGTCCTGAGTTGGGGCGCGCGGGGCGCATAGGGCAGAAGTTTTCGACTTACGTGCACGCGCGACTTCTTCGGGGTCTGGGGGATTGTTGTCTTGCGTATAGGTCGCGCCTTTGTGCCCTATCTGCCCTATGCGCCCCGTTCGCTTCATTATCCCTGTCGCTTCAACACCTTACCAGTTGTGCTCTGCGTGTCGGTTTCTGCCCCGCTTTGTCATGTTCTGCCCCATCTGCCCCGCTTCATCCCTCAGGTCCCGATCCTCCTTCTTGGAACTTCCTTCCGAAAAGACAGGCAATTCCAAGATCAAGTGGAGCAGTGAAGACATGGCACAACATGCAGTGAGAGTTCAGGGGCGAAAGCAGATCTGCGGCCAACAGGATCGTTTTCCGGTTCCAGCACGGGGAAGCCAACCGGCGGTGCCGATCTCAATTGAGCAACTTCTGGTCTGGGCCTTTCAGGCGGAACGGGTGACGCTGAACCTGGACAGGGTGTCCCGGCTCGCGGGGTTCGCGCTGCCGGGGTTCGGTTTCGAATACGTGCTGCTGCAGCAAGCCAAGCTGGGGTGTCGGGTGGACGGAGGCGGAAGATCGGACCCGCACCCGGATGCCGAGATCGTCGCTGCGGCACTTGTCGAGCTGCCCGAGGAACACGGCGGCATGCGGACGGGGATCTGGATCGCAGAGTTGGCCCGCGCAGGGATACGGCCGGACTGCATGCAGGATGCCCGGCCTCGGTTCGAGCCGGCCGATGTTCACACGAACCGGCACGGGACAAATGCGAAGACCAGGGATGCTGCGGACCTTGGACCGTTCGGATGGCCTGCACAGCCGCGTCGAAACCGGAAGGGCGTGATCGTGCAGGACGCGGTGCAGTACACGCCTGTCGTCTGCCGCCCGACGCCGGACCAGATCGGCCGGGCGCGGCGCGCCTATCTGCAATGGCGCGGGACGCTGTTTTGGCTGCGGATTTCCTTCCAGACCTACGGCGGCCTGACCGGCTTCAAGCTGACCGACGAGATGCCGCCGCTGACCCCGTGGGCACAGGGCGCTTGACAGGCGAACTTCTAGGGTACTAGACAAGATGCCAGCACCACACGCGCGCCCGGCGGGACATCCCGACCGGGCGCGTTGCGTTTGAGGGGGAGCCCCGATGCTGAGCATGCGCGTCAATGACAGGGTCTTCCTGGAGGCAGCCAGGGATCTGTCGCGGAAGGATGCGAAGACGGCGGCTGTCTGGGCTCTGAACGATACGGCCGATGATGTGCTCGCGCACATGCAGGGCCGGATGGACGTCGTCTTCGACAGGCCCACGCGCTTCACGAAGAACGCGTTGATGGTCTGGCGAGCGAATGCCTCGACGCTGGAAGCGAAGGTCATCGAGCGTCCCTCGGTGGGCAAGCGTCACTTCCTGAAGATCCAGGAGGCGGGCGGTCCCCGGGCACAGACGGGGCTGGAGAAGCTGCTGGACAGTCGGCTCGCCTATGCCGGCGACCTGCAGGCGGTGATCCCGGCCGCGGGCGCCCGGCTGAACCAGCACGGAAACTGGTCGACGGGCGAACGGAACCAGGCACTGTCGGCGGTGCAGGCGCAGCGCGACAGCACGGCGAACACGACGAAGGCTTCGCGCAAGCGGAACCGAAAGCGGGCTGGCTTCTTCGTGCCGGCGGCGGGTTCGAAGCTGTCGCCGGGGATCTGGAAGCGGGACGGGCGCGGGCGCATCACCAAGGTGCTGCACTTCACGTCGCTCGCCCCGGTCTATGACCGGCGGCTGGGCTTCCAGGATGGGGCGGCAGAGGTCTATGAGGCCCGCCTGCCGGATCACCTGCGGCGGACGTTGCAGAAGGTCGCGGAGCGCGCCGCGGCAAAGGCGGCCTCCCGGACCTGAGCGTCGCCTCGGGTCCTTCCTGGGAAACGCCCGTACGGGGGTAATTCGCACCCCGATGCGCGCAAGTTTTTCTGACGGCTGCGATCGTGAGAGATGGGGTTGTTGTTGGGGTTTCCGATGACGGATGGAACAGAGGCGCCGCCACTGCTGGACGTGGCCGTTGACGATGATCTGCTGAAGCTGCTGCGGAAGTATCCGCTGCCCGCGAAGCTCGCGGACACGGACATGAACCAGGAAGAGATCGGGCAGGCCTTCGATGTCTCGGTGAACACCGTGTCGAAGTGGATCCGCGAGGGGATGCCGGTCGCGCAGGTTGGCGGCAATGGCCGGGCCTATGTCCTGCGCCTGTCACATTGCTGGGCCTGGCGAAGGTCGATCGAAGCCGACAGCGCGGCCCGGACGAAGCACAACGAAAACCAGATCAGCATGCTGCGGGCGGAGCTTCTGGGGGTCGAGATCGACAGCCAGGCGGCGCAGCTCTCGGCGCGGGAGCGGCGCGAGCTGGCAGAGGCGGACATGCGGTGGTCGGAGGCGCAGCGGAAGCGGCGCCAGCTGGTGCCGCTGACCGACGTTCTCGATCTCCTCGAGGCGCTGGGGCGGATCGTGCGGAACGGGATCGAGGCGATGCCGGACCGGCTCGAGCGAGAACTCGACCTGACGCCGGCCCAGGTGGCGGCGGTGAAGCGGGCCGGGGACGACATGCTGACGACCTGGGCCGACGAGATCGACGAGGCCGAGCTGCGGGAGCGCGATGTCGCGGACGCCGAGCTCGGCGCGTCTCTCATGATCTGAAAGGAGCGGGCATGCGAATGCTTGATGAGTTCGAGCCGCTGCCGCCCTATGCGGATCCGAGGGAGGCGCTGAAGCTCGCACTTCCGGCCTGGCGACCGGCGGAGCAGATCTCGGTCACCGAGGCGGCCGAGAAATACATGCGGGTCAACGTCTCGGGGCAGTGGCAACCGTTCCGCCGGGACGTGACGCCCTACATGGTCGAGCCCACGGACATGATCGCGTCGCGGGAGTACCGCGGCGAGGTCTTCTGCGGGCCGTCACAGTCGGGCAAGACGCAGATGCTGCAATCGGCGCTGGCCTACACGATCCGGGCGGACCCGGGCCGGGTGGCGCTGTTCCAGATGACACGGGAGGCGGCGGCCGAGTTCGAACGGAACAAGATCGCGCCGATGGTGCGCAACAGCCCGGACCTGCGGGAGCGCCAGGGGCGCGGCCGGGGGTCGGACAACATCTACCACAAGCTCTACACGGGCGGGACGCAGCTGACGATCGACTGGCCGACGATCACGAAGCTCAGCTCGGCCACCATGCGCCTGGTCCTGGGCACCGACTATGACCACTTCCCGGAAAGCATCGACGGGGAAGGCGACGCCTACTCGCTGATGCGGGCGCGGACCCGGACCTACCTGTCGCGGGGCATGGTGGTGGTCGAGAGCAGCCCCGGGGCGCCGCTGGTCAGCGAGGACTGGCGGCCGTCGTCGCCGCATGACTGCCCGCCGGTGAAATACGGGGTGCTCTCGCTCTATCCAGACGGCACCCGGGGCCGGTGGTACTGGGAATGCCCGTGCTGCGGGGCGCGGTTCGAGCCGAGCTATTCCCGGCTGGTCTATCCGGACAGCACAGATCCGCTCGAGGCCGGAGAGGCGGCGGAGATGCGGTGCCCGCATTGCCGCGAGACCTTCGGGCATGACCTGAAGCGCGAGCTGAACGCGGAAGGGATCTGGCTTCACGAGGGGCAGGGCCTCGACGCCCACGGCCGGCCGGAGCTGGTGCGCATCGACAGCGGCCGGGTCCGCCGGACGGACCTCCTGAGCTACTGGCTCGACGGCACGGCGGCGGCCTTCGCCTCCTGGAAAGAGCTGGTGACGCTCTACCGGCAGGCGCTTCGGACCTTCGAAGCCACGGGGGACGAGGAAAAGCTGAAGAGCGTGATGAACACGGGCTTTGCACAGCCCTATTTCCCGCGCTCGGCCAGTTCGGAAATGGAGGTGACCTTGCAGGGTCTGAAGGATCAGGCGCTCGGGAACGATCTGCCCCGCGGCATCGCCCCGAACTGGACGCGCTACATCACGATCTCGGTCGACGTGCAGGCCTCGCGCTTCCCGGTGGGGGTCACGGCCTGGGGCGAGAACGGGCAGCACATGCCGATCGACCGGTTCGACCTGTTCCAGCGCCCCGGGGTTGAGGATCAGATGATCGACCCGTTCAAGGTGCCGGAAGACTGGCGGATCCTGGAGGTGCTGGAGGCCAGGACCTGGCCGGTGGACGGGACCGAGGCGCAGATGCGGGCGTCCTCGATCGCCGTGGACATGCACGGCGGCGGCGCCACGACCGACAATGCCTATCGCTTCTACCGGGAGCGGCGCCGGGCCGGGCAGGGGCACCTTTGGTACCTGACCCGGGGCGAGGGCGGGCTGCGGCATGCGGACCGGGTCTGGCTGAAGGCCCCGGAGAGTGCCAGCCAGAAGAGCCAGCGGGCGCGTCGGCGCCGGGTCGCGAAGGATATCGAGATCCTGCACATGGCGGTCGACAAGCTGAAGGATTCGGTCGCGGCGTCCCTGCTGGCCGAGGCCGGAACCGCCAATGCCTGCCTGATCCCGGGCTGGATGACCGAAGAGCAGCTGGCGGAGATGACCGCGGAGCGCCGGGAAGAGAAGGGCTGGAAGAAGCGGCCCGGCATGGTGCGCAACGAAAGCCTCGACCACCTCGTGCAGGCCCGGGCGCAGCACATCATCCGGCGCGGCGAGGTCATCGACTGGTCGAGCCCGCCGGATTGGGCATCCTGGGGCGCGAAGAACCAGTTCCTGCTGCTCTCTGCACCCCCCGAACCGGAAGAGCTGGCGGTGGATGCGCCCGAAACTCCGCCCGCGCGACCGCAGGCACCGTCCCGGCCGCTGGCCGAGGCGAGACCCGGCGCGCCCGGACGCGGCGGATGGATCCAGAAACGAGAGGGTTGGCTGTGAGCCCCTATACTCCTGAAGAGCTTGCGCAGATCAAGGCTAACCTGATCCAGGTGAAGTCCAACCTCGCGAAGGGCGTCACCTCTATCGAGTTGAACGGAGAGAAGATCACGTTCCGGCCGCTGGCCGAGATGCGCCAGATCATCGCGATGCTCGAAAGCGACATTTCTTCCTCGACATCGTCTGGCTTCTACACGCCCAGCTTCTCGCGGGGCTGACCATGAGCATGTTCGAAAACCTTCTCCTGGCGATCTCCCCTCGCCGGGCGGCGGAGCGTGAGCGCCACCGGGCCATCGCGATGCATTACCGGGCCTCGCGCCTCGGGCACCGCAACGAGAGCATCCGGCCGGATGGCACGGACGCGGATATGGCCAGCCGGGATCGCCGCAGGATCGCTTTCTATATCCGCGACATGATCCGCAACACGCCGATGGCCACGAGCATCCAGCAGGTGATTACGGCAAACGTGATCGGCGACGGGATCATCCCGAAAATCAACGTATCTACGACCATTCCGGCGGCGGCGCGCAAGCGGATCAAGGCGCTGGGTCTCGAGATGATCGAGGAACATTGCGATACGGTGGACATCGACAAGGCCGGGCTGCAGAACCTCTACGGGCTGCAAGCCACGGCGATGAACACGGTGGTCGATGCGGGCGAGGTGCTGATCCGGCGGCATCGGCCGATGCTGAACCGGATCACGATCCCGCTGCAGCTCGAGATCCTGGAGCCCGATTACATCGACAGCACCCGTTGGGGGCTGACGGCGGGCGGCAACGAGATCCGCGAGGGCATCGAATACGATGCCGAGAGCGGCGACCGGGTGGCCTACTGGCTCTTCAACCAGCACCCGGGGGGCGAATGGCGGCCCGGGTCCAATCCGCTGATCTCGGAGCGGGTGCCGGCCGAGGATATCCGGCACATCTTCCGGGTCGACCGGGCCGGGCAGACGCGGGGGATCAGCTGGTACACGCCCATCGCGGAAAAGCTGCTGCATGCGGACGACGCGGAAGACGCCCACCTGATGCGCCAGAAGATCGCCGCCTGTTTCGTGGCCTTCCATCACATGAACCTGGACGGAAAAACCCGTCCGGAGCTGGGCGGCACCCTTTCGCCGGGGACCATCATGCCGGTGTCGAGCGACGAGGACATGACCTTCGCGGATCCGCCCGAGGTGGGCGACTATTCCGAGTTCCAGAAGGGGGTTTTGCGGTCTGCTGCCAAGGGGGTCGGCATCACCTACGAGGCGCTGACCGGGGATCTGACCGACGTCAACTTCTCCTCCGCCCGGATCGGGCGGCTTGAGATGGAACGGAACGTTACCGGCTGGCAGTGGCGCATGCTGATGCCGATGATGCTGCGACCGATCGGAGCCTGGATCATCGACGCCTGGGCCGAAGTGCTGCCGGAGCTCTGGGAGATGCCGGGCGCGGTGAAGATCAGCTGGGTGCCGCCCTACCGGATCATCGTGGACCCGGCGCGCGAGTTCGATGCGCTGAACACGGCCGTGCGTTCGGGCTTCCAGAGCCGGCAGGGCGTGGTGCGCCAGCTTGGCGTCGATCCCGAGCGGCTGCTGGAAGAGCAGCTCCAGGACAAGGACGAGGCGGACCGGCTGGGTCTGCCCTTCGACAGCGACCCGCGGGCGGACCCGTCCCGGAAACTCTCCAGCTTCACGAACGAGGGATACAAGGATGAATGAAATCTTCCTCACCGGTACCGTGGGCTTCTCGTTCTGGGACGAGGACAGCTTCACGGCGCGCTCGGTGCGCGAACAGCTCGAAGGTCTGACGGGTCCCCTGACGGTGCGGCTCAATTCCGGCGGCGGCATCGCGACCGAGGGGCAGGCCATCTACACCGTGCTCAAGAACTATGACGGCGAGGTCACCGTGGTGATCGACGGGATCGCGGCGTCGGCGGCCTCGCTGGTGGCCATGGCGGGCGACCGGATCGTGATGCCGGTGGGTGCGCTGATGATGATCCACGATCCGGCGCTCTGCTGGACCGTGGGCCGGGGGACCGAACAGGATCACCTGGACGCGGCCAAGGGCCTGGGGGTCTGCGCCAATGCCTATGCGGCCGTCTATGCCGCCCGGTCCGGGATGAGCCTGGACGCGGCGCGCGAGATCATGCGGGCGGAGACCTATTACGACGGCCCGGCGGCGGTCGAGGCGGGTTTTGCCACGGATACCGACGACGGCGCGGAAGCGGCGGCCGCCGCGCTCTTCGACTACCGGCTTTATGCCAAGGCCCCGGCCGCTCTTCGCGCGACCAGCACGGGCCTTGCTTCGGGATATTCCCGGAACGCCCTTGTGGCCCTGATGTCCGGGGCGACGACCAAGCAACCTCAGAAAGGGATTTCCATGCCCAAGACCATCCAGATGCAGGCGGAAGAGGAGCAGGAGATCCTCGACGCCGAAGCTGAAGCCGAAACCGAAACCGATCCGGAGATGGAGGACGACGCGACCTCCGAAGATCCGGAAGAGGCGGCGGGCGAAGACGATCTCGGGGAAGAGGATCCCGAGGACGCGCCCGAGGCCGAGGCCTCCGACGACAACCCGCATGCAGGCGCCATCCTGCGCTTCGCGGCCTCGCGGCGCATCGGCACCGATATCGCGATGGACTGGATCGGCCGCGGGCTGACCGCGGCCCAGGCCATCGCCGAGTTCAAATCCAAGCACGGGAATGACACCATGACCAAAGCGCGCCCCGGCATGACCCGGGCACAGATCCAGCGTGACGAGCGCGACACCCGCCGCCTGGGCATGTCCCAGGCGCTGACCGCCCAGATCACCGGCAGCGATCCGGTCTCGGGCGCGGCGCGGCCCTTCATGGACATGTCGATCGTGGAGATTGCCGCGGCGTCCATCGACCACCGGGGCCGGATCCGGTCCACGGGCGACAAGCTGAACGTCTTCACGGCCGCGTCGCATGCCACCAGCGACTTCCCGGCGATCTTCCAGAACGCGCTGAACAAGGTGCTGCTGGAACGCTATTCCGCGTTCCAGCCGACCTATCGCACGGTGGCGAAGAAGAAGAACTTCCGCGACTTCCGGCCGATGCCGCTGGTCCGGGCGGGCGACTTCCCGACGCTGCTGCCGGTGGGCGAGGGTGGCGAGATCAAGTGGGGCACTTTCGGTGAGAGCGGCGAGACCGCGCTGATCGTGCCCTATGCCCGGGGCCTGACGGTGTCGCGGCAGATGATGATCAACGACGATCTCGGCGCGATCAACGACCTGCTGTCGAGCTATGGCGAGACGGTCGCCTTCTTCGAGGAGAAGACCTTCTATGCCGGCGCTCTCACAGCGAAGCTGGCGGACGATGTGGACCTGTTCCACGCGGATCACGGCAATCTGGCCGGCGCGGGCACCGCGATCACGACGGCCGCGCTGTCGGCCGGGCGGACCGCCATGCGCCAGCAGAAATCCATCGACGGGCTGTCGCTGAACCTGGCGCCGACCACGCTGCTGGTCGGGCCGGCAAAGGAAACCGAGGCGGAAATGATCGTGGCGCAGATCACGCCCACGGATGCCACAGCGGTGAACCCGTTCTCGGGGCGCCTGCGCCCGGTGGTGACCACCGAGATCACCGGCAACGCCTGGTATCTCCTGTCCGACCGGGCGCCCTGCTGGGTCTACGGCTTCCTCGACGGGGCCGAGGCACCGCGGGTGCGGACCGAGGAGCCCTTCGGTGCGCAGGGCTTTGCCATGACCGTCGAGCACGATTTCGGCTTCGGGGCCTGCGACTTCCGGGGCGGCTACAAGAACGCCGGCGCCTGACCGCCTGCTGACCTGAACCCATGACGAGGGCGCCATGACGGCGCCCTTCGTCGTTTATGGCCTTCCATTCGAAAGGGTACTTGCATGAAGACCTTCATCCAGCGGGGCGATACCGTCTCGCTCACCGCCGCGGCGGCCGTTTCCGGCGGCGGCTTCATCGTCAAGGGCACGCTCTGCGGCCTCGCGGTCCATGACGCGGCCATCGGCGAGGCCGTCGAGGTCAGCCTGACCGGCGTTCACGATGTTCCGAAAGTCTCGGCCCAGGCCTGGACCGAGGGTGCGGCCGTCTATGTCGATCCGGTGGCGCTCGTGGCCACGACGACGGCCGCCGAAGGCAACATCTTCGTCGGCGTGGCGGTGGCCGCTGCGGCGAACCCGAGTTCGACCGGCATGCTGCGTCTCAACGGTGCTGCGCCCGCAGCGGCTGTTCCGGCACCCTGACGGTGACCTCGCTCTTTGACGGCATGGCGGGCCTGCTGACCGAGACTTTCGGCGGGCCCGTCACCTACACGCCCGCGGGCGGCGCCCCCCGCGTCATCGCTTCGGTCTTCCGGCGGACGCCGGTCGAGGCGACCGATCCGGAAGGGCATGCCGTGCTGGTCACGACGCCCACCTGGACCGTGCCGCGAGCGCTGGTGCCCGAGGTGAAGCGCGGGGACCGGATCGTGCCCGGTGACGGGCTGACCTACGAGATCCGGAACGTCTGGCCCTCGGGGTCGCCTGCGGCGGATGCGCGGGTGATCTGCGAGCTCTTCGAGGTCGACTGATCCCATGCATTACCGTTCGCAGTTCCGCGCCGATGTCCGGGCCGCGCTGGCAGCCGATCCGCTTCTGGCGGGCATCACCTTCCTGTCGGCCTGGGCGGAAAACATCGACCCCGACACGCTGCCGGTGATCGGCGTGGTGACGCCCAGCGAACGCTCGCGGGTGGAAACGCACCGATCGGTCGAGAAGGGCACGCTCCTGCAAGTCGTGCTCAAGCGGCGGGGCGACGAGGATATCGAGGACCACCTCGACGATGACACGGCGGTGATCGAGGCCACGGTCATCGCGGCCCTGCAGACGCGCGAGGCGCAATGCGTCCTCGAAGAGACCACCACCGTGGTGGACGGATCCGGCGCCCGCCGGATCGGCACTGCAACCCTGAGCTTCCGCGTGACCATCTGGCGCACGGGACCCTGACCCTTCAAACGGAGTAGAGACGATGAGTGCAACCGGCGTAACCATCGGGTACGGCGCAACGATCCGTATCGGTCGCGGCGCAGTTCCGGCCTGGACCCCACTGGTCGGGGTCGGGGACTTCGACTTCCCGGCGGGCGAGAACGACGAGGTCGAGGTCACCTCGCACACCTCGCCCAACCGGACCAAGGAATACGTGGCCGGGATGATCGACAACGGCACGATCTCGGTGCCGCTCGACTATGTGCCGGAGAGCGACCAGGACATCCTGCTGCGCGTCCTGCGCCAGACCGGCGAACTCGTCCAGGTCGAGGTCACGGCCGCCGGTGGCGATCCCGAGATCTATGCCGGCTTCGTGCGGTCCTACGGGCGGACCGCGCCGGTGCAGGGCAAGTCTGCCGCAACCCTGGTCCTGCGGATCAACGGCATCGTCTCGGGCGAAGCCGTCGATCCTGTCGCGGGGGCCTGATCATGATGAAATTCCGAGGCGAGACCCGCTTCACCGCGCTCGGCCAGGACTGGGTGCTCCTGTTCGACTTCAACGCCCTGGCGCTCTTCGAAGAGGAACGCGGCGTCCCGGCCCTCGACGTGATCGCAGGTCTTGAGGATGAGAAGACCCCGCCGCGCATCACCGACCTGCGGCTCCTGCTCTGGACGGGCCTCAAGCGTCACCAGCCGGAGGTCACGCTGGAACAGGCCGGCGACATCATGAGCGCGGCGCCCGAGGCGCTCCTCCAGGGGATCAACGCCGCGCTGCCGCCCGCGCCCGGACAGGGGCCCGGGAAGGGCCCCGGCAAGGGGAAGGGCCGCGCGCGGGGAAAGTAGACGGCGCCCTCCAGGCGCGCATCCTGTCCGAGCTGCTGCTGCGCTTCCTGGAGGCGGGGTACACCTACGCGCTCTTTCTTGACCTGACCCCGGCGCTCTTCGTGATCCACATGGATGCGGCGGTGGCCCGGGCCAAGCACGAGCGGCGCGGGCAGCGCGAACTGGCCTGGCTCACGGCGAAACTGCAGCGGGCGCAGAAAATCCCCGAGCTGGTCGAGATCCTCGACCCCGACGACGAGCGCGACCCGGAAGAGGTCGCGGCGGAACGCAGGGCGCAGCAGCGCGCCTTCAGCGCAGAGCTTCCCAGAAGGACCTGGAGCGAATGGCAACAACGATGATGGGGCGCATGCAGGCCGTTCTGGGCCTCGACACGCGCAACTTCGAGCGGGGGCTCGACCGGGCCAGCGGCCAGACGCGCGGCTTCTCCCGCGAGGTTGCGGCCATGGCCCGGCGGGTCGGAACGGCGTTGGCGGCCGGTGTCGCGGCGATCGGGGGGATCACGGTTGCGACCGTGAATGCGGCGACCGAGATCTCCCGGCTGTCGCAGGTCGCCAATGCCACGCCGGAAACCTTCCAGCGCTGGAGTGCCGCGGCCTCGAGTGTCGGGATCGAACAGGACAAGCTCGCGGATATCCTGAAGGACGTGAACGACCGGGTGGGGGACTTTCTCAGCACCGGCGGCGGGCCGATGGCGGACTTCTTCGAGAACATCGCGCCCAAGGTCGGGGTGACGGCAGACCAGTTCCGGCGGCTCTCGGGCCCGGAGGCGCTGCAGCTCTATGTCGACAGCCTGCAGAAGGCGGGCGTGAACCAGCAGCAGATGACCTTCTACCTGGAGGCCATGGCCTCGGACACCACGGCGCTGATCCCGCTTCTGAAGGATGGCGGGGCGGAGATGCAGCGGCTGGGCGATTCCGCGGAAGCCGTGGGGGCCGTCCTCGATGGGCGCGCGATCGCGGCCATGCGTGACACCAAAAAGGCCATGTCACAGATCGGCGTGGCCATGACCGGTGTCCGCAACCAGATCGCGGTGGCGGCGTTGCCGTCGCTCCAGGCCGTCGCGGACCTCCTGGTGCAGCTCACCGGGCAGGGCGGCGCGCTGTCCAGCATGATCACCGTGATCATGGGCAACCTCGACCGTCTCGCGGCCTATGCCGCCACGGCGGCGGTGGGCTTCGGCAGCTACCTTGCGGGGGCCTTCGTCGCGACGCAGATCGGGGCGGTGGGGCTTGCCGGCGCCCTGGGGCTCGTGCGGACGGCGCTGATCCGGATCGGGATCGGGGCGGTGGTGGTTCTGGCCGGCGAGCTCGTGCTCTGGCTCTCGCGGCTGGTCCAGTCGGCCGGCAGCGTCGGCGCGGCGATGGTGCTCCTGAAGGACCTGGCCTCCGAGGTCTGGGGCAGGATGAAGATCGGGGCCGAGGCGGCCGTGTCCTCGATCCGGGCGGTGCTGCTGGATCTCAAGGCCGTGGGGCTCGATGTCTTTGCGGCCTTGATCGACGGCGGGGTGACCTTCGCCAATCGCTATGTCGGGGTCTATCGCGGGGCCTTCAACGCGATCAAGGAACTGTGGTCGGCGCTGCCCGCGGTCATCGGCGACCTCGCCTACAAGGCGGCGAACATGATGGTCGAGGCGGTGGGCGAGATGCTCAACAGCGTGGTCGACAAGATCAATTCCTTCATCACCAAGGTGAACGACAAGATCCCGGAGACGCTCAAGGCGCGCTTCGGCACGTTCGGCGTGGTCGGGACTGTCGAGCTCGGCGGCATCGACAACCCCTTTGCCGGGGCCGCGGAAGAGGCCGCCCGGGCCGCCGGGGAGGCCTTCAAGGACGGCTTCAACACCGACACCTTCAGCGGTCCCGACACGTCGGGGATCGCCCAGTTGGCCGATGACGCGGAGCGGGCGGCCGACAACGCCCGGCTGGCGTCCTCGACCCTCGGGGCGCTCGCGACCTCTCCGCTCGATGCCTGGCGCCGCCTGCGGGAGACGATCACCGGCAGCGGCGACGAGATGACCGATGCCCTTGAAGAAACCCGGGCCTCTGTCGACCAGCTCGAATCCTCCTTCGGAACGGCAGGCGGGGCCGCGAAAAAGACCAAGGAGCAAGTGTCCGAGCTGAAGACGGCGACGGAAGACTGGAAGGGCAGCATGCGGGACGGTCTCAAGGGGCTGGTCCAGGGGACGAAGTCGCTGGGCGATGCCCTGGGCGGCGTCTTGACGAAACTCTCCGACATGGTGCTCGACAAGAGCTTCGATGTCCTCTGGAACCTCGGCAGCTTCGACGGGATCGCGGGGGGCATCCTCGCCGCCTTCGGGATCGGATCCAATGCCAACGGCACGGACAACTGGCGCGGTGGCCTGACGCGGTTGAACGAACGGGGCGGCGAGATCGTGGACCTGCCGTCCGGGTCGCGGGTCTATCCGAACGACCTGTCGAAGAAGATGGTCGAAGGGCGCGACAGCCTCGAAATCGACGCGCGCGTTTACGTGGATCAGGACGGCAACTGGAAGGCGGCGGTGGCGGACATTGCCGGCGAGGTGTCGGGCCGGCAGATCGCACAGCAGAACTACCGGCTGGGCCGGGCGCAGAAGCTCTGACGATGTCGGTTATCCCGCTTCCGTCGCCGCTGGTCTATCGCCCCGTCGAACATTGGCGGCTGCGGACGCTGACCGCGACGCCAGGCCCCGGTCTGGGCGGCCGCCAGCAGTTCATCTTCCGGGAGACCCGGGTCTGGCGCGGCGTCTACCAGGTGGTCTACGCCTGGGGCAGCAGCGCCACGGAAGGCGCCTACCTCGCGTTCCTGGACGAGGTGCGGGGCGCGGCCAATACCTTCAGCCTGCCGGTGCCGAACGGGCTCACGCTCACCAGCCTGACGGAGCGGACGGCCTTCCTGCGCGGTCTTGGCGTGTCGGAGGCGGAGATCGCGGCCGGGCATCTCTTCTATGACGACGGGACCGGGTTCTCCGACGGCACCGGTTTTGCCCTGCCCGAGGCGGAAGATCCTGTCATCGCGGCCGACGCGCCGGTGGGCGCCCGGATCGTCCAGCTCTCCGGCACCCTCGGGGCTGTCCTGTCCGTGGGCGCGGGGTTCTCGATCAACGCGTTCTATTACCGGGTCTCGGCGAACGACGGTGGCACGGTCACGTTCAACCCGCCCCTGCGCGCAGCGGTGACCGCGGGCGACCCGGTCAATGTCAATGCGCCCAAGATCCGGGTGCGCTTCGTGGATGACGCCGCGGCCGAAAGTGCGCACGCGTTCGCCTCCTATGGCGCGCCGTTCTATCTCGACGTGATCGAGGCCTTCGACAGATGAGCCTCTACCTGGCGAACCAGCCCGATCCGGCCGCGGTGCAGGCGCAGCTGGAAAACGAGGCCGTGCATGTCTTCCTCCTGCTGGAGATGCGCTTCTCGTCCGGCACGGTCTGCCTGTCGAATGCGCTCTTGCCCTTCACGGATACCGACCCCGCGAAAGGGTTCACCTGGCAGGGGTTCGGCAACCTGGTCGGGGTCTCCGACCTTGAAGGGGGGCCGGAGGATCTGGCGCCGGTCATGCAGTACCAGCTCGGGATCCCCTGGGAGATCCTGGAAGACGACGAGCGGGGCGTGAACGGCATGGGCCTGATCCCGGGCCTGATCGGGGATCCGGCGGAATACCGGAACCGCGAGGCGATCCTCTACGAGCAGGTGATGAGCGACGATGTGCTCGACGCGCATGGCCGCCCGACGCCGGTCGGGATCCCGACGGCGCTGCACTTCGGGCTCATGGACACGGTCTCGGCCACCTACACCCCATCGGCTGCGATCCTGTCGATGTCGGTGGAAGGGCCGCTCGCCCGGAAGGGGGCGCCGGTCTACGGGATGCTGACGGCGCGGGACCAGATCCGGCGCTACCCGGGGGACACCGGGCTGAACTACGTGGCCGAGGTCATGAGCACCAATCCGAAGTGGACGGACTGGTGAGCATCGCGGCCGATTACATCGCCCGGACGGCACCGTTGCCGCTGTTCTATGGGCACACCGATTGCATGCCGTGGGTTGCGAGCCTGTGGCGCGAGGCGACGGGCTTCGATCCGGCGGCAGAGCTGCGCGGGTCCTATGACACGGCCTTCGGCGGCCGCCGCCTGTTGATGGCGGGCGGGGGGCTTCGCGCGGTCGCACGGCGGCAGATGGCAGGTATCCCGATGGGCGGCGATGGCGACGGGATCTGCAGCGCTGTCGCGCAGGGGCAGACGGTGGCCGGCATCCTGTCCGGTGGCCGGCTGTGGCTGAAGGTGGATCGGGGGGCGATTGCGCCCTCGGAGTTCAAGATTCTCGACAGGTGGTGCTTCTGATGCCGGCAGGACTTGCGCTCGCGTTTCCGGCGACCTTTGCGGCAGGCGGGACCGCCGCGCTGTTCGTGACCACGGCGGGCGTGACCACGCTCAGCGGCCTCGGGATCGCCGTGTCAATCGGGAGTTCCGTCCTGCTGGCCACGGCTGGCACGGCTTTGCAAAAGCGAAGGTCTGCCGCCTCGGCGGATCCCGAGAACGTCCAGCTGAACATCCGCCAGGCGATCGGTCCGCGCATTCGGCACTACGGCACGGTGCAGGTGGGCGGCACCATCGTCTTCTTCCGGGCCCGCTCCGGCACCTTCTTCCGCGTCATCGTGCACGGTCACGGCGAGATCGACAGCATCGAGAGCTACATTCTGGACAGCAAGGAAGTGACGGTGAACCCGGCCGACTTCTTCGTCCAGGAGGGCCAGTACGAGCACGGCGGCGCCAGGCGTGTCCGGATCGCGTCCCGCCTGGGCGTCGCGCCCTCCGCCCATTACGACCAGATCGAGGGGATTTGGCCGGCCTTTGATGAGGATCACCGGCTCGACGGGCTCTGGACGTCCCTGACCATGGCGGAACAGGTGCCGGCCGAGGCCTTCCGCAGCGTCTATCCGAATGGCGAGCCATCGCTTGCCATCCGGGCAAACACCACGAAGCTGCGGGACCCGCGCACGGGGCTGACCGTCTTCTCGAAGAACATGGCCCTGGCCATCGCCGACCTGATCGAACACCCGGACGGGTTCAACCTGGCCGGAATGGTCGATGATGCCGTGCTCGAGGTGGCCGCGGATGACAGCGACGACGCGATCCCGGTGGCGGCCGGGGGCACCGAGCCGCGCTGGCAGATCGGCGGCAGCTATGCCCTGACGGAGAAGCCGGGGGATGTGCTGACCCGGATGCTCGATGCCTGCGCTGGTGACGTGCAGCTTCTGCCCAATGGCAAGATCGGGGTACATGTCGGCAAGTGGCGGACCCCCGACGTGACCTTGCGCCGGGACGAGCTCATCGAGATCTCGTCCTGGTCCTCGGGGCCGGACAAGCTCGATCGCTACACGGAGCTGCCCTTCACCTATGTGGACCCGGCGCTCGACTTCAAGGCGACCACCGGGGACACCTGGGAAGATCCCGCGCGCGAGGCTGCGAATGGCGAGATCGCCGTGGGCCCTCAGCAGGACTATTCCTTCGCGCCCTCGCACGGGCAGGGGCGCCGGGCGGCGAAGGAGCGGATCGAGCGGGACAACCCGTTGCACGAGCTGGTGGCGGTCTGGCGGCCTTCCGCGCGCAGGGCGCTCTTCGAGCGCTTCATCGGCATCGACATGGCCGAACTGCCCGGGACCTGGTGGCGCGTGAAGGGCTACAGCCTGCGGCTCTCCGACGGCGCGGTGGTCCTGCGCCTGGCCTCCTACGACGAAAGCTGCCTGGCCTGGACATCGGCCGAAGAGGGGCAGCCCCTGGTCCTGCCGGAAGGGAGCGAGGCGGCGGCGATCCCGTCGCCGGCCAATGCGGCCGCGGCCGGGGCAGGGGTGCGGACGGCGCAGAACAGCTTCACCGCCGGGATCGCGGCCATCTGCGACGCGCCCGCGAGCGATGCCCTGGCGCTGCGGCTGGAATACGCCTCCGCCGGCGACGACGACTGGCAGAGCTGGCCTGTGGCCAGCGAGCGCTACGGCGCGACCATCGCGCCCCTGGTCGACGGGGCCAGCTACGACATCCGCATGTGGTTCCAGACCGTGGACGGGAACACCTCCGCAAAGGTCACGATTGCCGGGGTCACGGCTCGGGCCAGCACGACGGCGCCCGCCGCGCCGACCGGCCTGGCCGTCACGAATGAGACCGGCGGCAGCGCCCGGGTGGAGCTGGTCACCAGCACCAGTCCGGATCTGTGGAAGACGGAGGTCTACCGGGACGCCGTCCTGATCGGGACCTTCTACGACGACCCGGGCGAAGCGGTTGTCTTCTTCGACAGCCCGGGCGCCGGCACCTTCGACTGGACGGCCCGGTCCATCAACGTGTCCGGCACCGAGAACGCATCCGACGCGGGCCCCATCACACAAACGATCACCTGAGAGGTCAAAAGCATGGCAACTGAATTTCCCCATGGTGGCGCCGCGGGCGTATGGGCTGATACTGACGGCGGCCTCGCCAAAAATCCGGAGAAGTCGGACATTCGTGATTGGGGCGGAACGGTCGAGACCGGGATCAATACGACGGAAGCCGACATAGCAGCCCACGGGATCCGCCTGACCGCTGTCGAGGCGGCACAGGCTTCCGGCACCTTCCCTGTGGCCGGGGGGCCGGTCGCCTGTGTCGCCGTGACCGATATCGTGTTGTCCGGCGAGCAGACGATTGACGGGGTCCTGACAGCGACGAGCCGCGTTCTGCTGACCGGTCAGACCGATCCGGCGGAAAACGGGATCTATGTGTCCGCGGCGGGCGCCTGGGCACGCGCGGCGGACATGAATGCCGCCGGCGAGTGCGAAGGTGCCCGGGTCAGTGTCGCCGGCGGGGCGACCTATGCGGCGACGGCCTGGGTCTGCATTTCCGCGGTCACGACGCTGGGCACCGATGATATCGAGTTCGCCGTGATGGACGATTTCGGGGATCTGGTGGCATCCAAGGCGGACGTAGGCCACACGCACACGGCGACCGGTATCAGCGACAGCACCGAGGCCGGACGGTCTCTGCTCACGGCGGCCGATGTTGACGCGCAGAAGGCGGCGCTGGGGCTGGGCACTGCGGCAGAGGAGGCAGCGGACAGCTTCACGCTTTCCACCCTGGTGTCGGCGCCTGAGCGCGCAGGAACCGAAATCGTGCTGCGGGACAAGCGCGGCTTTCGGGCCTTGCGCGCCGGTGCGGACCGGCTGCGGACGAGCCAATATGAGATCAGCCCGGATCGCCTGCGGGGCGGTGGCTTCGATATCGTGCCGAGCGCAACCGGCGGTGTCCGGATCCGGGACAGCCGCGGCTTCTGGTTCGAGCCTGTCGGTGCCCGAACGCTGTTCCGGAGCACGGACAAGGACGGCTTTTACATCCGCGATGCCCGCGGGTTCACGGTGCGGCTGGACCAGCCCGGGACGGCCGAGCCGAAAACCACGCCGCTGCATACGAACGGCGCCGGGCTCTGGCAGTTCCGCCTGATGCTGGCCCGCCTGGCGGCCGGTGATGCGACCACGGCCCGGATCATGCTCCTGGGGGATAGCTGGCACCAGCACGCCTATATCGCTCAGGCAGTGATGAACCTGCTCTATGACCGGTACGGCCAAGGGGCAGACGGCTGGATTTCGCCCACGCATGACAGCTCGGGCGCGGCCGATGAGAACTGCAACGACATTGCCGTTTCGTTCAGCGGCTGGACCGAGATGGACGTGACCGACGACGGCGGGACCGTGGCCGACCCGTGGTCCATCACGGCGGATTACCTGGAAGCGACCGGCACGCTTGCGACATGGACTGCGACCGGGCTGCGGGCCGAGACGATCCATATACTCTATCAGGACGGCGACGGGACCTTCCGCTACCGGATCGACGGGGGAAGCTGGGTCGTGGTCGCCGGGACCGACAGCGGCGACCCGGCCAAGGTCACCGTCTCCGGACTTTCGACCGGAGCAACCCACACGGTCGAGCTCGACACAGTCGGCAATACCGGGACCGCCCGGTACTGCGGGCTCTACTGCACCGGGATCGATGGGGTCGAGGTCAGCAAGTGCGGGAACGGCGGGGCGGACAGTCTCGATTGGGACCGGATCATGGCATCGCCGATGCTGGCCTATATCCTGGACCTTGTGGACCCGCACGCCGCCACGATCTGCCTGGGAACCAACGACATCAGCAACGCGGTTCCGCCGCTGGACTATCGCGCCGCCATCGAAGGCATGATCGACGTCATCCGGGCCGTCAGCCCGGACTGCGGGATCGTGCTGGATCCGCCCAACGAGTGCTTCCGGGCCGGCATCTATGTCGTCGCGGACTATACCGAGCAATGCGCGGACATGGCCGAGGACGGCGATGACGTCGAGTTCATCAACATGATGGACCTGATCGGCCCCTATTCCAGCACGCAGAACCTCGGGATCTGGCGGGACAACTCGCACATGAACGACCTCGGCGGACGCCTGTTCGCCGGGCACCTGGTCAACACCTTCTTCATCATCTGACAAGGAACCTATCCATGGGCGCACTTCTGACGGTCCCGTCCGGCCTGGACATCGAAAGCGTGGCAGACGGATACGAAGCCGACATCTCGGCCAATCTGGTCTATGCCAACTTCTTCAACGCGTCTGCGAAGCTGAAACGGAACCTGGTCGATGGCGGGTCGCTGGCCACGGTCGTGGGGGCTCCGCCGGTGGCCGGCGAGTTCGCAGAGGTCGGGCAGAGCAACTACATCAACACCAACATCCCGTCGCCGGCCGGGGATTTTACCCTGATCCTTGCCGCCAAGCCGACGGACAATGATCAGACCGGGTGGCATATCAGCAGCCGGAACGCTGCCGAGGAAACAGGTATCTGGCTCTATCGCGCCGATTTCGCGCCGGACCGGCTGACGGCGGGGGCCTATACCGACAACGGCGGGGTGATCGCGTCGGACACGCTGGTCGGTCCGACCGGTGTGCTGACCGAGGGCGTGCCGTTCTGTGCGGCCCTGCGCTACAACGCGACGACCCGGGTGCGCCGCCTGACCATGCTGACGGCCGGTTCCGAGACGACCGACACGCTGGCCTATGCCATGCCGGTATCGGCGGACAACCTGCTGATCGGCCGGTCGATCGACGGCACGTCCTCGGGCGGGACAGGGGTTGCGGCGGCGTTCATCTACGATGCCGAGCTGGATGATACCGACCTGGCGACGCAGTACGCGCAGATCAAGGCGGCCATGGCCGTCGTCGGCATCACGGTCTGACGGCCCGGATCCGATCATGACGAAGCCTAAGGAGGCGGGCCGGTGACCCATAACCCGGATCTACAGCAAACGGTCGCCAGCAAGGCGGCCGCCATCGTTTCGGGCGTCGGAACCTACGGCGGATCCGGCACCGCCCTGGTGGGGATCGCCAACTCCGAAATCGTCATCGCGTGGGTCGGTGTCGTGATCGGCGTGGCGGGCCTCGCCCTGTCATGGTGGCACAAGCGCGCCATGCAGCGGATCGAACGCGAACGGCTGGACTGGGACAAGTCCCGGGCCGGCTGATCCATCCCGACAATCCGACCTATCCGCCCTGCCTTCGTGCGGGGTCTTTTGCATTTGGCAAACGCCAGATCGCCCGCCCGAGCGTCACCGGGTTTTCAGCAAAAGGACACTGAAATGCACGTCAAGATCCACACCGCTGCGATCCCGGACGGGACCACGACCATTTCGAACACCTCGGCCGAGACCGTGCGCATGGGGTTCAACCCGTCCCGGCTCGAACCGGTCGACCGCATGAAGGCGCTGGCCGCGGCCCTGGTTTCGGAGTGCGAGATGATCCGCGACGAACGCGGACCTGGCGCACGTGAAGCCGCCATCGCGATCACGCAGATTCAAGGGGCGGCGATGTTCGCCGTCGCCGCGGCAACCGCGGGCCTCTGACCATCACGGCCCCGCCTCGCGCGGGGCCATTTCCATTGGAGAACCGCCATGACCGACCGTTTCGCCCGGGCGCTGCCCCGGATCCTCGCCCACGAAGGCGGGTTCGTAAACCACCCGGCCGATCCGGGCGGGGCCACGAACCGGGGCATCACGCAGGCCACCTACAATGGCTGGCTGAAATCGCAGGGCAGGGCGTCTCGCCCCGTCCAGTACATCTCGGATGCCGAGGTCGCGGCGATCTACGGGGTGCAGTACTGGGATGCGATCCGCGGCGACGAGCTGCCGGCGGGCGTGGCCTATGCCGTGTTCGACGCGGCCGTGAACAGCGGCCCGGCCCGCGCCGCAAAATGGTTGCAGGCGGCGGTGGGTGTCACGGCGGATGGCGTGATCGGGGTGCAGACCCTGGCGGCAGCTGCGAAGGCGCCCGCGCACAAGGTGATCGACGCGATGTGCGATGCCCGCCTGGCGTTCCTGAAGCGCCTGCGCGCCTGGCCGACGTTTGGGAAGGGCTGGACACGGCGCGTGGCCGATGTGCGCCAGCTGGCCCACATGTGGGCGACCGACGAAGACCTGGCGCCGCCGAAGGTCGCTTCCGCACCGGGTGCGGGGGCGGGGCCCGAGAAGCCGCTGCAGCCGGTGCTGGACGCGATCAAGAGCCCGGCCGCCATGGGCGGGGTCGGGTCGACCGTCGCGGCTGTCGTCGCGGCAGCGGATGGCGACGGGCCCCTGGCCTATGCGCTGTCGGCGGTACTGGTCCTGGCGGCGGTCGCGGCGATCATCTGGCTAATGAAGCGGCGCGGGGCATGAGGCTGGCGCTGATCGGCATCGGCGCGGCGGCCGTGATCGCGGCCTTCGCCGCCGGCGCCATGTTCTGGGCCCGGGGCGACCGTGTCCAGGACCTGGAAGACCACATCGAAACACGCGAGAGGATCGACGATGCGCTGGATCGCCCTGACGGCTGCGCTTGGCCTGACCGCCTGCACGGCGCCTGTTGAGTCCTCGGGCCTGTGTGCTGGGCTGCGGCGGCCGGTGGTGGCGCTGCGAACGGCGCTGGACCGGAATGCGGCCGCTACGCCCGAAGAGGTCGGGGAAGCCGCGACTGACCTGGTGCTGGCCAATGAGGCTGGCTGCGGCTGGTAAGCCGCTGACGAAATCCGCCCGGGGCGCGTTCGCCCGCGTTCCCGACGGATGCTGGGAATTCGAGATCCCCAGACCTGAAGGCCAACTGCCCCGGCGCTTGATGGCGTCGGGGCAGTTGCTGCAGATGGCCCAGACCGGACATCTGTTGCTTCCTCCATTGCTGCAATGCAGCTTGATGAAAGCCGTCGTTGCAGGTCAAGTTAGAATAGGCACTTCGAGGATCGGCCGCAGTGGTTCGATTCGCGTCGCATACTGGCGCACAACCTGATCATAAAGATCGGCGACGCCTTTTGCTTGGACAGAGACGACCATCGCATAGCTTAGGTTCTCCGGCGGTGCGAAATTCCGACCTTCAAGACGGGCATTGTAGTGGATGTCAAAGCTGGGATTAGCCAGTGAACTGCCCCGTTTGCGTTTGACCGCGTGAAGACAGTTTTCCCATTTCCAGGCATCGCGCCGCAGCTCGTCTTCCGCCGCGCCAGGTAGAGACGATCCGAAGAAGCTGTCGGAATCCGGATGTACTTGCTTGTCACGGGAATACTTGGTGTCGTTGGGTCGAAATGTCACTTCCAGACCAGCTTGGGTGTAGTTTCCGGGGTGATGCGGGTCGATCTGGGTCTTGTAGCAGATCGTCGCCTTGATCGAGACCATGCCGCTCATCGGATCGGAAGGTACCGGGATTGCGGCGCGAATGTACTTCGCAGGCGAAATTTCGCCCTGATATACGACCCTCACAGTGTCGTCATCACACAGAATGATATCATCGAGACTGCGGGCAACACGCCCCCAGCCAATGGCCTTGTGATCCTGGTCACCTTCTTCACATGTGTGTACAAGAAGTGTTCGGATGGCTAGGTGGTTTAAGTTGGAGCCGAAATGGGCACGAATGCCAGTGCCTAGCCGTAGTACACTTGGGGTGGCGAAAGATGTGCCTCCGGTTGTCGTAAGGGACGGCGTCGCATCCGGCGCAACGACAACAAATGGGCGGCTGAACTCTCCACCAAAATCGACTAGGTCCGGCTTCACTAGACCCGGGCTACGCCCCGGGCCCTTGGAACTGTAGGGCGCGCGCTGCCAACCCTTGCCTGGAGTGTCACATGCGCCAATCGCCAAGGCATTTACACAATCGGAGGGAACTTGCACGCGATCCAGCCCGAGAATGGAATCCCCTTCGCCATCGTTCCCGACGGCAATCAGCGCAAGTGTAGATACCCGAGAAAGTCGATCATCCAACACGGCGGTCCAAGCGTGAACGTCATCGTCCTCAATAGGGAGACGCGGCCCGAGGCTCAGGTTGATGAAATCGTATTCCTGGCTCGACAACACACCTTCGATCCGATCGAGCACTTCGTAGAGTTCATGAGGATCCTGCCCAGGCGCATCATCCAGAACACGGTAGTGGTCGATACTTGCGTAGGGTCGCGGTAAAGGCATTTTGGTGTCGATATGCCCAAACAGCGCCGCCGATGTCACCCCAACACCGTGCGCGAGGAACTCGTCAGGCGCCGGTAACATGCCGGGAAGCTCGAGCGGTGAAACCCATCGCGTCAATACGTGATTCTTGGGAACGCCACCGTCAAAGATGGCCACCCTGACGTCCTCGGAAACAGGTGCTTCAGTGGGCAATTCCAAATCCGTTGACGGGATGCCAGCAGAACGGACAGTCGGTCGCATGACCCTTAGCTCCGGCATCTGTCTCAATGTACGCACTCCCGTGAAGAGAGCGATATCATCCGCGCGTTCCACAGGCGCATCGAGCTCCAGGAAACACAGTCCCTTTGCAAAGAAGCGGCGGCCGAGTTCCGCCTCTATTTCTTCCCCTTCAAGGTATGCAACAAAGGCTTGTATTATACCCAATTCAAGCTCGTTGGCGTGAAGCACGGTTTCCAGCGCTATTCGTCCATGTTCGGGGAGCGCCCCTTTGATCTTGGCGTGGGGAACCGGCGCGGAAACTTCTTCGATTGAAATGAGTGCGTTTGCGCTGCTTCTGTCCGCGCGCCAATCCGGCAACTGCTGGCTCCAAGATCTGATGGCGGCTCTGCGTCCCCTCGCAAACAGCTCAGTGGTAACAGCCTCTTCCGGCGCCCTGCCGCGTGACCGTTTCTCAGGAGTAATTTTTTTGGGACGACTGCCAATCACTTCAATACCAACTTCCCGCATGAGCTCATGCGGGAAGTAAGACTTTGCGATGTACTCTGGATTGAGCGTCAGCGCAATTACCGCCTCGTCACCTGGACAGGCCGCTTGTGGCAGTTCATCGATACGAGATGACGTTTCAGATACCATCGGAGAAAGTCGCCTTCTCGCTTCGGTGAAGGTATAGGGCGGTTCCTTTGGCGCACCCCCGCCTTTGATGACGATGTTGTCGGTGAGTCGTTCACCCTTACCTAAAAGAAAGTTTTGTTTGCTCATTTTCCTTGTCACCCCCCTGATAAAGCGTCGTTCTTCAAATGTGCGCGGATTGTGTCGCGTGCGACGCCCGTGATTTCGTGGGCCTTTCTTTGTGTTGCTAGGCCATTGCTTACCAGTCGGACCGCGATCTCGATACGTTCCTGTTTCGAATGCTCGTCAGCTGTCACGAGTTGAGAGAGGTAGTGGTCCAGTCCCTCACCTTTCAACACAGCAGAACGCCGTGCAAGAGTGATCTCTCGCTCGATATCGCTATAAGAACGTCCAACGAGAGAAACAGATAGGATCTCGACCCAAGCCGACATATCTGGCGCAACCTCGTCAAAGAGCGCCCCCAAGAACGCCCGTATTCCAGCTTCTCCTGGAAGTGAAAAATCGACGGGTTGCTCAAAGCGACGCCAAACAGCGGGGTCGAGTAGATCGGCATGGTTGGTTGCCGCGATCAATAAGCCGGAGGATGGCCAATCATCGAGCTGCTGGAGCAAAACGGTGACCAGGCGCTTCAGCTCTCCGATCTCTCCCGAATCGTCACGACGTTTTGCAATCGCATCCAGTTCATCGAGCAGAAGTACGCAATCTTTGGACTTCGCGTAATCAAGCACGTGCCTCAAATTGGAGCCAGTTCGCCCAAGATAACTGCTCATTACGGCGGAAAGATCGAGGATCATGAGAGGAAGCCCAAGTTCGCGCGCGACCCACCTTGCGCCCAGGGTCTTTCCAACGCCCGGAGGCCCAGTGAACAACACTGTTCGAGTCGGCTCCAAGCCGGCTTCAAGCAGGGCGCCTAGGTTTTGTCGCTCTTCAACTAAGCGCGACAGCGTGCCTTGAACTTTCTCAGTGTAGACTGGCTCAATGTGCAGAAACGGAGTCTCTTCTACCCGCAGCAGCTGAAAGCGAGAATCTGTGTCCGTCGGCAAAGCCTTTTCCATGCCCTTGCGCAAGGGTGACGAGCGGGTGGGATTGTTGCGGAGCAGGTCTACCAACGCGATAGAAAGCTCCCTGTTCAGGCCGCGACGCTTCGCAACACGATGCAGGTACGTTTGGACGTCCTGAGCGCGCCCTGACAGCGCTACTCGCGCTAGGTGGACGAAATCATTCTCAATCTTGTCATTTTCCGCCATGTGACAGCCTCATCGTGATTTTTTAACTATTTGGATGTCATCATAGGTGGAAGAGAATGTTACTTCAAATCAAAAAGTCTTCCACATGAAGTTCGCGTCACGATCTGATGCTCCAGTGTTACGGGGGCCGGCGGTACTCTTGGCTGCGCTTGAGTGGCCGTTCTCCAGCTGGTGCTGGAACGCTTAGTTCGCACAGCGAAGAACCGTTCCCTGCCCTTCGCGCCGGGGAAGATTGATCACGTCAGCCTGTTGCCCGGTCAGAAACCCGGCCCACCGCTCCATGATCTCCGCCCGCAGGCCCAGCAGGTCCGACCTGGCATAGGCCCGTTCCACCTTTCCGCCGATCTTGTGCCCAAGCACAGTCTCCGCAACCTCGTAGCTGCAGGCCTCGGTGTCCTGCACCCATGTGCGGAAGCTGGTCCGGAACCCGTGGATAGAACCTCCGACCTGCTGCTTCCTCAAGATCTTGTGCATGGCCTGATCTGACACTGGGGTGCCGCGCGGCCCGGGAAACAGCAGGTCGCCGGAGAACCTGCGGCAGATGTCGGCGATGTGCAGCGCCTCCTGCGACAGTGGCACCCGGAAATCGGTGACCTTGCCCTCACGGCCCTTGATCCGATCCTTCGGCACGGTCCAGATACCGCCGTCGATTTCCGCCAGGCGCGCGCCGCGGCATCCATCGCTTCGGACCAGAGTCAGCATCGCCCACCGCAGGCACAGGTGGCTGACGTGTTCGTCGCTGAGCTTCCGGTACAGCGCCGGCATGTCCTGCCAGGCGACGGCCGGGTGGTGGACCTCTTCATGGCTGACGGCCCCAAGCATGTGCTGCGCGGCGTCCACGGTGAACGGATCGCACGCCACGCCCATAAGCTGTGCCTGTGTGAAAACGATCTTTGTCCTGCGGATTGCCTTGACCGCGGTTGGGTGCTTCGTTCGCCATATCTGGGCAAGGGCCAACTTGACGTCGGTCGCATCGATCCTGGACATGCGCTTTTTGCCGATTGCCGGGATGACGTAGTGGTCCAGCGGACTGCGCCACCGGCCGCGCTTTCCATCGGCCCGGAGCGTGGCCTTGCGCGCCTCAAACACGGTATCGACCATATCGGCGAAGGTCGGGTCTGACCGGTCCAGCGCGCGCTTCGCATCCTCCTGTCTGGCATCCCGCACCGCGATCGGATCTTCGCCATGTGCCAGCACCACGGCCCACTGGTCCCGAAGCTTTCTTGCGTCAGCCAAGGTCAAATCGGCAAGCGACCCCAGCCCCATGTCGCGGCGCCGGTCAAGAAAGCTGTACCTGAAGACCCATTTCCCGAGACCGGCCTTCTTGACCAGCATCAGCCCCCCGCCGTCGTAGAGCTTTCCGTCGCCCGCGTTGCGGATCTGGACCGCGGTCAGCTTGTTCTTCAT